ATGTCCAGAGTAACCGTTGTGCCTGCGGACAGGCTCGTGATCGTGGACGGTCAGGCTCTGACTTTCGCGTTTAACGCTCCGGAGCGCATGCACGCCCTGCAATGGGACGGGAAGCAGGGCCACATCGAATGGCTGGGCAGCGGCGATGAGCCACCCCACAATGAGCCCCTGGCCGCCGACAGCTACGCAGGCCAGATCGCGCCGTATGTGGAGCTGTGGAAAGAAGAAAAAGCTCGTCTGGAGCAGGCTGCCGCCGAGGCCGAGGCAGCCCGTCTGGCCGAATACAACAGCGAGGCTGCCCGTTTCGAGCGCCTGCGCGCCGAGCGAGACCGCCGTCTGTCCGCCACGGATTACCTGCTCATGCAGGACTACCCGCTGGATAATACCCTCAAAGAGGCTGTGCAGCTCTATCGCCAGGCCCTGCGCGATCTTCCTTCGCAGGAGGGCGCGCCCTGGGATGGCGGCGGCGAAGAAACGCCGTGGCCGGTGATGCCTGCCGGGCTGGAGGCGTAGGAGGCGGCATGGAGATTATCCTTTGCGCGACGCAATCTGCCCTCTATCCGCCAGTCTTCCCGGCCTCTCTGGCGGACGTTTTGTCGTTCTAGGAGCACATGATGGAACCACACGAAGCATCGGCCAAGGAACGCGGTGAGGGCGTCCTTTTTCAGCGCATCCGCCGCATCACCGGCTATCTGGTGGGCACGCTTGATCGCTTCAACAACGCCAAGCGCGCCGAGGAGCGCGAACGGGTGAAGCACGGCATGGGAGGTCAGGATGCAGGACGATGATGGGCTGTCTCTCCCTATCGGGGGCGTGATCGAGGATGTGTACATCACGGCTCCCGTGAGCCGGGGAGGGGATGGCATCACGGTGTACGGCAGCGATGGCCCTGTGGTTATCCGCAACTGTACGGTCGATCTCGGCCGCTGGCCCTTGGATAAGCTGGATGAAGGCCTCTCCGGCGTGGACGGGGCTCGTGCCGAGGCCCGGATGACTAAGGTCTGCCGCGTAGGCAAGGGCGTCCTCTGGGGAAATGGCGACTACCCAGAATCAGATGCAGCCCGTGGAGAGCTTCTGCTGGAGGACTGTATCGTGCGCGACATCGGACGCCGCGCTCCGGAGGCGCAAGATGGCGTTCGCGTGACCATGAGGCGTTGTGTGATCCGTAACTGGGGCATCCGCGGCAGGTTCTCAGTGCGCGCCTTTGCCTCATGGGCCCACGATGGGGCCAGCATCCGGGCCGAGGACTGTGTTTTCTGGCAGGATCGCTTCCTGCAGGCCGGGCTGCGCGGGCTGGTCGCGGATCTGGCAAATTGGATCGGCTGGTGCTGGCAGCGTCGAGACTGGAACCTTCTGCACTGGTTCCTGCCAGGCGTGTGTCGCGGCCTGACCGCCAGCCAGGGGGGGAAGGTCAGCGCCTGCCGTTGTTATGCCAACCACTGGTGGATCCGGTTGCAGGGGCACCAGGGGGCCAGGATGGAAAAACGGGAGGCTCTGGCCCTCATGGCTCGCCTTGAGAGCAGGATGGTGCCAAGGTAGCTTTTTTTCTGAGTTCTTTTTGCCATAAGGACCCTGGAGGTTCTTTATGGAAAAAGACAGACTGGAAAAATGGCGATTCTCGTGGCGTGACCCGGCGACAGGCAGGACGCGGCGCCGGACGTTCACCTCGGAATCCGAACGTGACGCCTTCGCGGCGACCATGAGACAGGTCATCGAGCGGGAGCGTCAGCTCAAAAAACAGGCTCGGCAGCGCAGTGCCCGGATAAGCGCGCAAAGCCTGACGGTGCGGGAGATAATCCAGCTCTACCTTGAGTTGCAGATAACCCGTCCCGGAACGAAAAAGGCGACGGCCTATCACTGCCGCCCCTTGCTGGCCATGTTCGGCACTCGTAAAGCTAGGATGCTGACCATGCAGGATGTGCTGGCCTTCCGCGAAGCCCAGGCACTGCGGCAGGTGGGATTGTCCACGGTGCGGCTGCGCCTGGGCATTCTGCGTTCCGCGCTGCGCTGGGCCGTGACAACGGGGCGTCTGGCCGCCAACCCACTGGACGGCATGAAACTACCGCGTGTCCGCAGCCGGAGGGCCTCGCCGCCCACAGCGGCGGAAGGACGGAAGATGATGGAGGTCGCCGCCCCACATATCCGCCGCATCATCGCCATCGGCATGTACTGCGGTCCGCGTATCGGGCCAAGCGAGCTGTTCCGTCTGCGCTGGGCTGACGTGGATCTGGACGCGGCCCAGCTCAACATGCCGTCGGCTTCCAAGGCCGATGGCCCTGACGGACGTTTCGTGCCCCTGCGTGGCGATCTGGTGGCGCTCATGCGCCGCTGGCAGGATGAGGACAGCGCCATCGGCTGTCCCTGGGTCATCCACTACCATGGCAGGCCGGTAAAGAGCGTCGGCGCGGCGTGGCATAGCGCCCGTCGCGCGGCAGGTATCCAGCGCCGTATCGTGCCATATTCTCTGCGCCATGCGTTCCCAACGATGGCGCTTGAGCATGGGGCTGACATCGGCAGCCTGGCCGAGATCATGGGGCATACCAGCAAGAGCATGATTCTTGAGCATTACCAGCATGTGACGGCCCACCTCAAGCGTGATGCCGTCCAGCGCCTTCCCTCCATCCTGCCGGAAGAATAGACCTTGGCCCCCCGTTTTCGGGGGGCATTTTTTTTGCCATTTAGCCGATTTTCTTCACTTTTTTGTGTACGACAACGCCACTATATTGTATAGATAAGTTATTGAAATTCAACAACTTATCTCAAAGGAGCCTGAGAATGAGCAGCTACGACATCATCCGCCACGCCAGCTACATCCTGTCCCGCGTTTCTTGGCACGGCCTGCCGGAAACGGCGGTCGGAGAAGCGGGCTACCGCTTCCGCACGGGTGACATGGAAGGGGCGTCCCCTCTTGTGACCTCGCTGATGCGTGATCTCAAGTCCAACATGGAAATGAAGGACATCAAAGCAGCCTTCATCCTGCTGGACATCATCAACAACGAGATGCTGGAAGAGATCATCGAAGGGGCCTAGGCCGTATCATCCCTGCTCCGGTGGTGCCACACGCCGGGGCAGGGCAACCTCAAAAAAGGACACCATCATGAACAGCTACGAAGAAAAGCAGGAAGCCCGCCGGGCACGCTACGAAGAAAAGGCCAGCCGGCTGCGTGACGAAGCGCACCGGCTCCACGACCAGGCCCACGAGATGGCCTCGGCCATCCCCTTTGGCCAGCCCATCCTCGTGGGGCATCACTCCGAGGGCCGGGACAGGCGCTACCGCGACCGCATCCACAATACGTTCGGCAAGGCCTTCGCCACGATGGACAAGGCCGATTACTACGAGGAGAAGGCCGCCAAAGTCGGGAGCGGCGGCATCTCCAGCGATGATCCTGATGCCCTGGACAAGCTCAATGACAAGCTGGAGAACCTGCGGCGGAACCACGAGTTCATGAAGGCAGCCAATGCCGCTATCCGCAAGGGCAAGACGCCCGAAGCCAAACTGGCGAACCTCATGGCGCTGGGCGTGAGCGAAGGGGAAGCGCAGGACATCCTCAAGCCTGACTGCCTGGGGCGTGTCGGCTTCGCGCCTTACTCGCTTCAGAACAGCAACGCCAACATCCGCCGGGTGGAGCAACGCATCCGCGAACTGGAGCGGGCCGCCGCTGCCGAGAGCAGGGAAGAGGAAGGGCGGGGATACACCTACCGGGAGGACACCGAGGAAAACCGGATCATGTTCCTTTTCCCGGGCAAGCCCGATGACGATACCCGCCAGATGCTCAAGGATTACGGCTTCCGCTGGTCGCCCACCAGAAAGGCGTGGGTGCGGATGCTGAACGGTCGTGGCCGTTTCGCCGCCATGTGCGTCCGTGAAAGGCTGGACGCCTGATAAGCAAGCCCCGCTTCGGCGGGGCTTTTTATGGCGCAATCTTGATTTTTGTATTGACAATAAATCAAGATTGCGCCATAAAGGATTCACGGACGGCGGGAAAGCCGAACGGGAAAACAAAGGAGAAAAAAATGTTAAAGGCTACTTGGGCGGCGATGCAGGAAACCTCACGGGAGCTTGAAACTCTCAACGCCCAAAACCTGGGTGAAGGTTCGTGGAAGATTTCTCCCGAAATGGGCGTTGTGTATATCCCCTCTTATCGCGAACATCTCCTTGAAAAGATAGCGCAGGAGGCTGAGGAGGAAGTTTTTCTTCGCCAGTTCGGCCAACCTCTTTATGATGACGGCACACAGTATTCCCTCGTTCGAAATGCTGAATATGGTGAGGATTATTTCCGCCCCGAGGAGCCTGGAACGGAGTTGGATCGTGATGAAGTACGCCGCCACGGCCCTTATAGCTCTCTGATCGAGCTGTTTGACGCAATCATTGATGTCGATATGCAGGAAGCTGAATAAAAAAGCCCGGTTCTGGAGAAACCGGGCCAAGCCCCACGAACGTGGGGAAGTAAGGTAAAAAAAAGAAACCACAACCGCCCCGGCCTGTCAATGGCCGGGGCGCTCTGGCCGAAGAAAATGAAGAATAATATCCCCCGCCCGTTGCAGGCCTTGCATGCCCTGACGCGGGATTATCCCAGGATGGGTCGGATTCTCGACGATTTTTTGTCCAACAGGGAGGGCTTGCCTGATTGGCCCCCATATGTCCTCATGCCTATGGGGGGATGGTACGCCATCGCAAGCTCCCATCTGGCTGGGGGGCAGCTGCTGGGAGTTGATCAGGCCAGTGAGGTCTCTAGGCTGGCGGCTATCGGTGCGTGGCGATACTCACAGGGCATCTACAGGATAGCCCCAGAGCTCCTGCAGGCGCTGCTTGACAGCCCCCTTGAAGGAACGATCCCCACAGATGTCCTGCACTGCCTGCCGGAGTGGTGTCTTTATATCGAGACGCCCGGAATGATTTGGCACGGTGAGGCGTTATACGGCTTTTGGGTACATCTCGAGCATGACGCCAATGATGGTCATGAGGAGCTGCGCCTTTTCCTCGATGCAGAAGGAGGGTTCCAGGCCTACCCCCTGCATCTGGGCGGAGATCTGGGGGCGGCTATCGAAGGATTTTTGACCGAAGCGCGCCGGCATGGTGCTATTTCTGCACAGACGGAGAGTGATGTCCGGGGCGATGCCGAGGGGCTTTCTCGCCTGCTCTCCCTGATCCTCTATCTCTGCACGGATGCGCCGGAAATCGACGATACCCGGCGTCCAGGCAGCAGGCCTGACCATCCCCGGCCCAAGCGTGTCAAAAGCGGTTGGCGGCTTTTCCCGGCTCAGTCGCCCCGCATCTGGACGGTAGGCCAGGAACTTGCTGCTTGGCTGCGGGAGCCTACGCAGGTCAGCAACAGCTGTCCAGAGGGCACAGGTCGCACGGTGCGCGCTCATCTTCGTCGCGCTCACTGGCATGGCTACTGGACTGGCCCCCGCAAGGGCGATTCTCCGCAAAAGTTTGTGCTGCGCTGGATTCACCCCCTCATCGCTGGAGGTCATCGAGATAAGGAGGACGTTGATGGAGACAGATGACAAAAAGTCCGGCTGGGGAGGGAAGCGCTCTGGAGCTGGTCGGCCAAGAAGCCCTCATAATCCACGGAAAAAGATCGCCCGACAGGTGACGCTCGCCCCAGAAATCTGGGCGCTGGTGGACGCAGCCCAGGCATCCAGCGGCCAGAGCCGGACAGAAATTTTTGAGCACTTGATCCGCACAAATCTGGGATGATTTTTGCGAAACGCCCCGCTTCGGCGGGGTTTTTTTATGGTGTAATCTTGATTTTTATATTGACAATAAATCAAGATTGCGCCATAAAGGATTCACGGACGGCGGGGAAGCCGGACGAAAAACAAAGGAGAAAAAAAATGCAGCTCACTTTCAATGGCACTACTTTCCGGGCCAAGGATACCGCGCAGTACAACAACTGCGACGAACGCATTGCCGTCGTCTCCACGAGGGTGTTTCGCCGCGTCATCGACGCCCCCAGCATCGAAAGCCATACCGCTCTGGAAGATGTGATGCGCCAAGGCTTCCTGACCACTGATCGCAACGGCCAGAGCTTCCGCGTCATGACGGTTGATGCTGCCCATGCTTGGGGCTTCAATCTGCCCGAGGGCAATTAAAAAGCCCCGCTTTCGCGAGAAGCGGGGCCGGACACAGGGCGGTGATGTAATGCAGAAGCAGTGATGCTTCAATGGGGCCGGGGGGAGAAATCCCCCCGGAACCGCCCTGCAAGGAAAGAAGACCATGATCCCCCTGGACTGTCAAGGTAGCTGAGGAGAAGGGGATGAAGGACAGCTCTCTGAGGCAGCGTGTCTGCCGTGCATGCGGCATGTCGTTTGTGGGCGGCCCACGCGCATGGTATTGCCCCCAGTGCCGCTTGGAGAGGCGAAAAAAACAGTCGGCAGCGTACAAGGCCCGTAAAAGGACGGGGGATGTGAGAGAACTTGGCAGCACGGATAGCTGTGCCATCTGTGGCACGCCATACACTGTCATCGGGCCGAATCAACGCTACTGCCCGGCGTGTGCCGCGGATGCAGTAAAAGCTGTCGATAGCGCACAAGGGATGGCCTACTACGTCGAGCATAAGGATGCGATGAATCCCGTGCGCAATGAAAAACGCCGGAAAAAAGAGCGAATCTGCCCAATTTGCGGGGCAGCGTACCAGGCCTACGGGAAAAACGGCTATTGCTCGGAGGCCTGCCGACGTGAGGGGAAACGCCTCTCCAATGCAAAGGCTGAAGCCAAGAGGAGGGAGAAAAGGCAGAAGGCTGGCGAAAATCACGAGCTCCAGGATACGCCGCCTGCATCCCAGCAATGATGATGCCTCTGATGGATGATTTCCATACCCAAGTAAAAACCGCTTCGGCGGTTTTTTTTTTGCCATTTCTTCGATTTTATTCATTTTTTTGTGTACGAGGGTGAGCCAATATTGTATAGATAAGTTATGGAAATTCAATAACTTACACAAACAATGTCCGCCGTGCCACAGGCCGGGCGCAACCCTCGAAAAAAAGGAGCCACCTCATGCACACCATCTTTTCCCCCACCGTTTCCCAGGACAGCCCTGATTATCTGGGCCGCCTCGTCATCAGCTACAGCAGGGTCTACACGGTCGTCCGCACCCGCCAGCGCTACGACATCCTTGAGCTGTTCATCGCCACCCCGGAAGGGCAGGACGGGCGGCCTTACGGCCAATGGGTCTCCGCCCATGGCATCGCCGAGCCGTACCGCACCATCATCCACTGGCACCCCAATACGGAGTTTCGCGAGGATCAGTCCAGCTGCGAGGCCCTGTACCAGTCCGTCCTGCAGGCGGATGCCATCCGCGCCCAGGAGAAGGCCAAGGCGAAGCAGGAGCGTCGCGAGCGGGAAAGCCGGTGCGAGGCCTTCTGGAAGGAACACACGCCGGAGTGGGCCAAGGGATACATCGTCGCCGAGCTGCGCGAAGCCATAAGCGACATCATGACCGACTACATCGTGCATAGGGTGACCGAGCGCGTCCTGCTGGGCTTCTCCAAGTCCGACCGCAACAACTTCCGCGAGATGCGCAAGCTGGCGGCCACCTTCGGCCCCACGGAAAAGCTGGCCACGGAAGGGGAGGAGAATCGCGAGAACTATGCGGGCGGCTCCGGCTACTACCTGAGCGGCCCCTATCGTCACTCCGGCTGGACGATCCGCAAGGAGAACTTCAAGTACGGCCTGCCTCGCGGTAGCCAGGCCGTTCTGGATTTCTCCCACTGGCTGGAGACCGCTTCCCGCTAACCACAAAGGCCCCGGCTTCTGCCGGGGCGCATGAAAAGGAGCCTGACATGAACGAAGTGCTGACCATCCTCATGGAGCGAGACGGCCTTTCCCGCCACGAGGCGCTGGAGGTGATGCGTGAGGCCCGCGAGGCCATGCTGGAGGCCCTCGATGAAGGCCTCGATCCCGAAGAGGTCTTTGCCGACATCACCGGTCTGGAGCCGGATTACATCTGGAGCGTCCTGTAATCAGTAACCAGCGCCCGGAAAATTCCGGGCGCACACCATCATGCACGGAGGTTTGATATGGGTTGGCTGTATTGTGACCGCGATGAGCGTCTCAGCGACAAGGAATTTTTCAGCAACGAATTGCATCTGGAGGTGGTGGCGAGCCACAGGGATCGTGGGGAGCGGGTCGTCTACATGGCCGTCCGGCTGGAAAATGGGCTCATCTTCGGCATGGTCGCCCGGTATGACACCTGCCATGACCGGCTGTGGTACGGCTACAAGCTGATCGACGAGTATATGGGGCCGACCTACTATAACTGCCCACCTGCGATCCTGGACAAGCTCTCTCCGCTGGAAGAGCTGTTCCCGGAGCCGTCGGTCTTCCGCCAGTACGCGGTTGAGTGGAGGGCCAAGTGCCGCCGGCACGCTGCCTGAGCATGACCATGGCATAATGGACGGCCTGACCGGTGATCCGGCCGGGCCGTTTTTTCGTCTACCGCGTCCACTCCTGCGGGAAAGGCTCCGGGAAGACCGGGTTGAGCATCACTTTTTCCGCCGGGATCTTCAATTTTTTGGCGATGGCGGCCTTGAGCCGTCTTTCATCCGTGGAGCCGTCCACTTGGAACTTACCGCGCATTTCGCCCCAAAGGCATTGGATCTTGAGTTCCTGGGCAGTCAGACCGCGCGGCGTGGCTTGCAGCGTGTTCCATGTCCAGTCATCTGAGCCGGATACGCCCTTGCCGTCAGGGGCATAGGTGGCTGTAGCGAGGACGGTCTTGCCGAAGGCCGGTCCGGGCTGGCTGTCCAGTGTGATGCTTACCACAGCGGCACGTTTCTCTTGGGCATAATAGCGGGCGGCAGCGATGACAGTGGCTGCCAGCTGGCGCTTGCTGACGGTGGAAGAATCCCGTCTGGCTATGTAGTTCCCCTGTTTGTCCTGCTCCACCAGAACAATACGGACATTATAGCGCAGCCGTCCGGGGATGCCTTCATACGGGCTTTCTTTGGTGGGCGCAAAAAATTGGGCTTCGCTCTGTTCATCCGCCCGGACTGAGAACGAGAACAAGGGGAGAACAAACAGACAGACAAGACCAGCAAGTAGAATCCGGGAAAGACGGGTAGTGACCATAGAACCTCCTCAAAATAGGTTATTCTATTTCCCCATCTCCAGCAATCGTTCCGTCAGCCGCCGGTTCAGGGCGCGTTCTTCTTTCAGTTCGGCTTCCAGCTCGGCGATGCGTCGCTGGCAGTCAGATATAGAGGCCGCTTCTGCCGGGGCGTCGCTGGTAAGCATCTCTCCTTCCTCAAAGTAGAGCCAGTCGCGGTTCAACTCGGGAAAAAGTTCGAGGATACGCGGTAGAATCGGCCAGAGGTTATCTTGGCGCTTCTCGTTGAGATATCCAAAAAAAGTTTGCTGCTTATAGCCCAGTTTTTTGGCGAGTGCTGCATCTGACCCAGCGAAATTCTTAGCTATTTTTTTGACGCGTTCGAAAAGATGCATAGGGATACCTAAAAAAGTTTTTCTGTTGACATAACAATAAAACTAGGTTTATTTTGAAATTCAACAGAGAAACACGATTAAAAACCTTTCCGGGCCTGCCCGGAGCCGCCGGGACTGCCCCAGCAGGAACCGCCAAGAACCATCAAGACAGATACGAGGGGAAAGGCCCGGTCCCGGCGGTATGTTTAGCATCCGTGGCCGTGATGGCAGCCCGCAAGGAGCAGGGCGGTCAGCATGGTCAGCAAAGGAAGAAGATATTTCATGGTTCGCTCACTTGCTGGAGAATTTGCTTATCCGTGCCCGTCGCTGGCCTTTCCGGTATTGTTCGCATCGGCATTGTCCCCGACGCCATCGACCAGCAGGCGGGCCGTGAGTTTGCGGTTCAGGCGGTCTGCCTCGCGCAATTCCGCCTCAAGGGCCGCGATCTTGGCCCGGGCCTCATCGAGCTGCCGTTCCAGATCCCGGCTTGGGGGAGGGGATCCGGCTTCCCGCAGCATGGGGCCGTCCTCGTAATACAGCCACTCCGGCCGGACATCGGGAAAATTTTCCAGGATCGTTGGCAGATGCTCCCAGAGGTTTTTCTGGCTTTTCTCGGTAAGCCACTGGCTGAACTTCTGGGGATAGACACCAATGATTTCACCGAGTTTCGCCTGAGGAATGCTTTTTTTCTGGGCGAGGAAGCGTATCCGTTCGAACAGCTGCATTGCGAAAGAAAGTCCTTTTCCGCCTAATCTTGACGAATAAAGATTTTTTTGATAAAAATAAAGAAAGTTTTTGCAACAACCTATTCAAACAACCTAACAAGAGGGGGATACCATGACAAGCCTGAATCTCCCGCGCTCTGTACTGTTGCGGGTCTGGATGAAGGAACACTTCATCCGCAGCAAGGATCTTGCTGACCAGCTGGGTGTGACACCGCAGCGGGTGAATATGATGATCCGCGCGGAGACCATGCCCTCCCACCACCATGCTACCTGCCTTCGGCTGGGCTTTCCTGAAGACCTGCTCCCGAAGCCGTTTGACGGCCGCCCCGGGCCTGTCAGCTGTCCGCCTATTTTCCCCGGGCTGACCCAGACCGCGGATGTTCCGTCCGGGGTGGGACACGAATAGTTTACCTGCCCGACACGGCGGGCGTCACGCAAGACAAGAAGGGATTTTCGCAATGCAGGATGAACAGATCAGGATCTTGTGCCAGCACGCGGTCAAATACGCGCCCAACGGCATCTCCGCCGAGGCCGTGGCCGATGCGCTGGGCATGCGCTACGCCACGCTGATGTCGCAGCTGTCGGCACAGCCGGGCCACAAGCTGGGGGCGGAGATCGTCCTGCCCATCATGCAGCTGACGGGCGCATCCGCTCCCATGCATCATCTGGCCCGGCAGATGGGCGGTGTGTATGTGGAGCTTCCGCCGGTCTCTCCGGGCAGCCACGAGGTCACGGCCTCGCTGGTGGAGAGCGTCCGCCAGTTCGGCGAGTTCGCCGCGCAGGTGGCGCAAAGCCTCGACGACGGCATCATCACGGCAGAGGAACAGGCCCGCATCGCGCGGGACGGCCAGATGGCCCTGTCCGCCATCCTGAGAGTGATGGAACTCAGCGACAGGGCGCAGGCCGCCAAATAAAAAAGCCCCTCGGCTGCTGCAACAGCCAAGGGGCGAAACTCCCGAAGGAGCAAATGGTATGAGCAAGAATTACTCCCAACCCGGTACGGCTGTCAATCAGGCCACCTACATCGTGACCCTGGATGGCAAGCGGGTGCGCATCATGGCGAATTTCCGCCAGATCATGGCTCTGCTGCCCCTCATCTGCGCTGTCCGTCAGCTCAAGGAGGCGGTGGCGTGATGGGCGAAGGTCTGCTTCTAGGGGCCATCCTGCTCGCAGCTCTGGCGGGCTGCTGGCTGGCTCTGGCCCTCATCTGGAACGTGTCGAACCGTCGGCACATCAGGAGATTGCAGCAGACGCTGCAGGAACGTGAGCAAAAGCAGTGAGGCTGTCATGCCCAGAAAAGAGATTCGTTACGCCTGTCCTTACTGCGATAGCGACTATGCCACGGAAGACGAGGCGCAAGAGTGCTTTGAAAGCCACTATGAAGGCGAGGTTTACAAACTCGACCTTTATTACTGTGTTTTCTGTGGCTTTGAATTTCAAGAAGAGCAGGACTGTCGTGAGCATGAAATACACTGCCGTCACCGGCATGAACCTGTCCCGGAAGAATGGCGTTGCTGCGACAACTGCGAGCTTTGCACTCTGGAGATGCGCCGGACGTTGCCCTGTCCCGCTTACAATTTTGCCCCAAGCCGCCCGGCCTGTTCCGAGTGGCGTCAAGTGAGGAAATAGATGCTGAGTCAAGACCATACCAATGATGCGCTCGGCTTGCTGAAAAAGTTTGTCGAAGACATAGGAAAGAACGTTTGTTCCCCCGAGACTGAATGTATAGAGTTGGTCTTCTGCGCCAAAAACACGAAAGGGCAGGTATGTCGTATGAGCCTGGCCAGCGGGCATATTTCCCCCGTGGAACACTGGAAGATGACGCTTGCCATAGTTGAGCGGCTCGAAGACATGGGCAGGGACATTGAAAACGCCGTCGAGCTCAAGAAAAAAGAGGATGCCCATGTACAGTAGCCGACGCACCAAGCTGGAGATCATCCAGAGCAGCATCGAGCAGATCACCAGCCAGCTGCGTGACCTCGTGGATACCGAACAGGAGCGCTACGACAGCCGCAGCGAACGCTGGCAGGAATCGGAAAAGGGCGAGCAGATGCAGGATGCTCTGGACAGGCTGGAAGAGGCCGTGGATGCCCTTACGGACGCTTCCGCTAATATCGACGATGTCCTGGAGGTGATGTAGCCATGTCTGCCCAGCTGATGCAAAAGATCGCCCCCGGCTGGCGCCGTGTCGCCACGCCCCGCTACAAGAAGGATTACAAGGGGAAGTACGTCACTGCCGAGGATTTCTCTGATGTGCGCCCAGAATTTGTGAAAGTTCCCCCGGACGGGGCCGTCTGCCTCGTGGAGCGTCGCGCCTCGGAGGGCGCCGGCCATGAGTTCCTTCTGTACCTTGAGTGGCGCTGCCCCAACTGTGGACTTGCCACCCATCTCTGGGTTCCTGAATCGTGGATCACGGACGGCAGGCTCGTGTTCGTGGAACCGGAGGAGGAGAAGAGCCATGACGACCGCGCATGAGATCCCGTGCTATCCCGTCCCTCATTATCCGGGATACTGCATCAACCGGCGCGGGCAGGTCTTCGGGCCGCGCGGGATGCTGAAAATCGACGAAAACTACCGCTGCACCCTCTACCGCAAGCGGCACCCCAAGTCCCTCTATGTGGGGGAGATCATGGAGCTGGTCGGCCTGCTGCGCTCGGAATCCACCGTCGAGGAGCTTGAGGATCAGGCCCGCAAGCTGGCCGTCCTGCAGGAGGAGAACGCCGCACTCCATCAGGAGCTTGAAGAGGCCCGCACGTCCTTGCAGCGGGCGCGCAAGATCAACAGCCACTTCATGGCCCGCGACAAGCGGGAGCGCCGGAAAATCCGCGTCAGCGAGGCGGATATGGCCGCTCCGGACGCGGAGATGCTGCCGGAGTATTTCGGCTGGCCAAACGACGTGAAGAGGTAGCCGGACATCCGGCGCAGGAGTTATCCCATGCCTGTCTGGGAAGCTGATGATGTGCTTTCTCTGGACGAGGTCGCCACTGCCTTGCGACTTGACCGCCGAACCGTGCGGCGGGTAGCCTTCCAGCTCGGCGGCAAACGCTTTGGAAGACGCTGGCGGTTTCGCTGGGGCACAGTGATGGAGTTCTTCAACAATGCCCACGAAACTCAAGAGCCGGGGGAACTGCTGGCTGGCGCGTGTCGTCATCGACGGCCAGCAGGTGGACAGCAAGGTTTTCCCTCCGGGCCGCAGCAAAGGCCCGGAGTGGATGGCGGCCAAGACATGGGAGGTCGAGCGAAAAAAAGAATTTTTGGAGCTGCGGGAGCGGCAGCGGAAGACCCTCACGGGCTTCGGGCTGCTCTTGGCATGGGGCGAAGCCTATCTTGACCATGTGGGGCGTACCATGTCGCGGATCACACTGACGGAAAAACAGACGGTCATGCAGGCCTTGTTCGGCTACTGCCGTGAGGCGGGGCTGACAGGCGTCGAAGACCTGACCCGAAGCACATGGACGCTGTTTCTGACTAAGGTGGCCAGCGAGCGCGGCCCACGGCGGGCCAACGTCTACCGCAAGAACCTGCTGGCAGCATGGAACTGGGCTGTGGACAGCGGCTTTCCGGGCTTCCCGCAGGCGCATTGCCCCCTGGAGCGAATCAGGCCGTTTCCTGTGGAAGCCGGGGTGCGTTATGTCCCCCCGGAGGAGGACGTGATAAAAGTCCTCCAGCAGGCACATGGGCAAGATCTGGTGATGCTCCTGACGTACTACTACACCGGAGCGCGGCGGGGCGAGGTGTTCCGCCTGCTCTGGTCGGATGTCAACTTCGATTCCGGGAGCATCCGGCTGGTGGATCACAAGGGCCGGGACGGAAGCTCGCGGGCCCGCTGGGTGCCCATGCACCCGGAACTGGCCAAGGCCCTGCGCTGGTGGCAGGCCGTCCGCCCCTGCGTGGTGGATAACGTCTTCATGCAGGAGCATTGCGACGGGACGCTTGGAGAGCCCTTCCAGCAGCGCAGCAAACTGATGCCGCGCCTGTGCCGCAAGGCAGGGGTCAAGCCCTTCGGCTTCCACGCCCTGCGCCACAAGGCCGCAGCCATAACATTCACTGCCGGCGGGCTGGCCGTGGCCCAGACGCTCATGGGGCATAGCCGTGCCACCACGACGGACATCTATGTCCGCAGCGCCGGATTGTACGGAGATCGGAGCGTCATGATGGACGCTCTGGGCGAGAGCAGTATAGGGATTGCAGCCGAACAGCTGCTGGAAATGGAAATGCCCCGCAGGCCGGAACCCCGCGAGGCATTTTGTAAACATGGGTCTGTAAACAACAGACTCCAATAG